TGCCGTCGGCGCCCGAGTTCATGTTTATACTCACATTCATGCCTTCGTTGAGTGCCTGTGTGAGCCGCTTGTCCATGCTTTCATATACACCCTTGCCAAACTGGAATCCACCTGAGCTTTTTTTCTCTTTGGGTGCTTCACTAGTTTCTTCTACTGATTCTTCTTTCTTGTCTTTGGCTTTTTCTGGCAGACCCGTTTCTTTGGTCTTGGCAAACTTTTTGAGTTCACCGCCGGGCATCTTGGACATTTCTTTCGAAGCGCCGCGCAGTTCTTTCTTAGGAATCTCACCCTTTTGTGCGGCATGTGCTATGCCAGCGGCTCTGCGTTGTTTTTTGCTTACAGCTTTTTCAGCAATGGCTTCTTCGTCGTCATGTTCTTCTTGATCCATGTAGTCGTTAGCAGCGTTGATATAGTCTAGGGCCTTGGTAATCTTGCTTTGTACCCACTCTGGCAAGTTTTGCTCGTCGTCTAGGATGGCACTGAGTTCGTTAGCAACCTTAGTTAAGGTATGCAACTGATCCTTGGCCATGTCGCCTTCTTGATCATACTCACCGCGGTCAGCAATGGAAACATCTTCTGAACTCATGTTGCTGGGCTTGGTCATCATTACACCGTCGACATCAAGATCTTCTTTGGTCTTGGCCGGACGACCAGCTTTGAATTTGTAGCTCTTTGCAGTCACACGCTCGGGACCTTTTTCTGGACCTTTTGGACGACCTTTCTTCTTGGGCATATCGCTTTTGACTTCGTCGTCCTTTTCATCCTCGGGCTTGGCCTTGCGAGTGTAACGCTTGCTGTAGCCTGTGTCTTTGACATCATAGCGTGGATGCTCATCCTTGTGTGCGAACATGCTTTTGGCCACTTCTGGATCAAAGGCTGTGCCTTTGCCAGGTGATTCTTTCTTTTTGCCAATGGCATTTTTGATAGCTTCTGCGGCCACGTCGCCTAGCATTTCATCTACTTCTTTTTTGGCGCCGGCAATTTTATCAGCAAATGTGATCTTGTCAGCAGGTGGCGCCAGCTTGGCAAAACTCTTTTGCTTGGCTGTCATGGGCATGCCGCCTTCTTCCTTGACCGGATACTCTTTGCCGCCTACGCGGATCTTCTCACCAGGCTGGACACCATCTCGTTTGGCATCAATCACAGCTTTGGCAAAGGCATTGCCTTCGTCGGTCATGCCTTGGCTTTCATCATACTTGTCATACCGGTTGCGAATGTTGCTCATGGTCTTGTCGCTGGCATTCTCACGTCCGGCCTTTTGCAAGGCCTTCATACCTTGTGCGCCATATTTCTTTTTGCCCAGGTATGCTTGCAATGCACTCTCATCCATGTCGGCTTCTTTGACTTTTTTTTCTTTGGCAAATGCCAGTTGTAAATCTTTAGATAGATCTTTTACTACTTTCTTTGCGGTAACTGGTTTGGCCGTTGTACCTTTGGCGCCCAAAGGATAGTCGCCATGACGACTGGGTGGCTTCTGACTTTTGTCCATTTCAGCAACACTTTCTTTGGCACGTAACTTGTTCAACACAGCACCGGCCACACGTTCACCAGCCTCTTTACTACCATAACGCTTGCCAGCATCTTTGGCAATTTTAGCAAAGGCCTTTCCGGGCTTACCAATGTCCTGGCCAGCAACAGCTTTTTTAGCACTGTAATCTGCCTTCTCGGCCATGGCAGAGCTTTCATTCAACTGTTTTGCATCCTGCTTGCCGGCTAAGTCAGCCATGCGTTTGTTTAGATCGTAAAAGAAACTCATTTGTATTATCCTCTTGGGTTGGCGCCGGTGGCTGGGCGTGGTGGTCGCTGGACCTTGGTCATGGGACTCTTGTCACCCATGGGCAAATCGTTTGTGGTCCGGGCTGGTGGAGTCTTGCCTCCAGCCACGGTAAAGTCACTGCGATATGTGTTTTTTAATACTGCATGTTGATACGGGTTGGCAGAATAATCTTTGCTGAGTGCTTTTTGTTCTGCATCGGGAGCAGGATAGTCTGTGTCTGTGAGCAGGTCTTTATTTTGCTCTTCGACTTTTTCTTTTTCTTCAGCCATGCTGTCTTCATAGGCTGTGGTCAATAAACGGATACAATTTGGATCAAGTCCCAACAACTGAGCAATCTGCTGTATCTGTGGCTCAATGGCTGGATAGCGGAATTCTACATCCATGCTGTTCACGCTTTGGTTGGCATGTGCTGGAAAGTCCGCAGGCTTGAGTTGGATAGGAGTCTTTTTGACAGCTGAAATTTTTACAGGATCAAATTGCTTGAGTTTTTCTTCAAGCATTTTTATAAAGTCAGGAGCAACATCGCCCACAACTTTGATGCGATAACTGTAGGTTCTTTCGCTTTCTGCTAGATAATCTTTAAAATTTTTCATATTTGTATCCCTATATGATATTTATGCTTTGTTATTGTTTTGGTCTCTGTTGCCAATTAACTTTTCCAACAGTTCATTGCGACTGAGATGATTGAGTACTTCGCCGTGTGCTGTGTCTACAGGTTCATCCTTGTTGCGATCCTGGTCCATGCGTGCTTTTTTCAACTGGAGATCAATCATTTTGAGCTTTTTGTTGAGTTTGGCTGTTTTGGCTGTTATGGCATGACCCAACATGTTGCTGGCCACACCAAAAATTTCGCTGGCAAATCTTGAATCTACCTGCATGCCCAGATCCATGAGATCGTTGTAGCTGCTTTTGGCCATGTCTGCTAGATCGTCCATTTCTCGATCGCTGGCGTCTAGATCACGCACAGCTGGCAGGGCCGCATCTATTTTGTCAATGGTTGAATCTAATTCGGCCAGGCTTAAACGTGTTTCGGGCAAGGAAGGCACAGCCGAATCTATTTCTTCAGAAGTGGGGGGCAGATCAAACAACTCTTCAAGTTTACGAGACATACCGTATTTACCGGACTTATTTGTTGCCGTTACGGAACATATCGTCTTCGGTGATAACTCTGAATGTAAGTCCGTTGCGGCGAGCCCATTTGGTAGCAGCGTCCCATTTGGCGTAGTTCACAGCTACCACAGCACCTTCTCTGGCGCTCATCTTGCTTTCGATCACGCTTTGTTTTTTGGGTTTGATTTCCACCAGCTCGGCTATGAGCTGATTGTTTTTGTTTCTGTAGGTGATCAGGAAGTCCGGCACATACATGCTCTGTTTACCAGTAACAGGATTGCGGTAAGGTATACTAAGGCTTTCACTGGCCCAGTTGACCACGTGGTCGTTGTTGTCAAGGAAACGCATGAATGCATGCTCCCAGCCCGACCTATATCTGGGCGTGCCTTTGCCCACATACTTGGCAGCATTTTTAACGGTATAAGGTCCTTGTGCAAACTTGCTCATGCTCGCACGTTTCTAGCCACATAGAAATTTGGTGTTAACGGTGCATTCAGTCCCAACATGGTACTGCTGCTTCTTAGTCCATTGAGATAGTAACTCAAAGTCAAGGTAAGCTCTGGAACTCCCATTCCTTCAAACTGTTGTAGCAAATCCATCACAGGAATATCACTTTGTTCTGCTATGCGAAACAAGGTCACTGTAAAGTTGCCGGCGGCATCGGCTGTGCCAAACACACTGCGGAAAAAACTGAACACCGCATCATATTCCAAGGACGATACTGTGGCTTCGTACTCGTAGAAACGATCAAAAATTTGTACAGTCAGATCAACTCGTGGATTGTAACTATTGACTGAGCCCATGATTATCTCACAGGTGGTTTGGGAAACAACATGCCGTTGGCTGTGTTCACTGCCACACGCACAGCGCCAGGCAAGGAAGCTCGCAATATGTCCTTGGAGGCCTGTCTGACTTCTAGATCCACAATGCTTCTAAGATTTTTATTTTTAAAAGTTTGATTGACAGTGCCAGCTTGCTGTATGGCTCCCAGGATATTCTGCACTCCGCCCTTGCCACTGGCCAACAAGGCCAAGTCATCAAATGTGCCTTCAATGGCATCAACCAGCCCGCCTTGCCCAAACACTGTGGCAGTGGCTCCGGGACGAGCTAGAGCACTTTTTACAGTGTCGTAATGAGCTGGATCGCCAAATCCCACCACAGTGTTGCTAGGAGTTGCGCCGCCCACTGCGCCTTGACCGTACTTGACTGTTTCATACTCTATGGTCATGGTATTGGTCATGATGCCATTACCGGCGCTGTAATCATAGGTGTCGTGGGCCCAATCTTTGATCAACGGATTGATCAAGGTATAGCTTGCATATTTTTTCTGGCTGAGTCCATATATGGTTATGTCTCTAAAGAAAGGTGGCTTGCCGCCATCTTTGCCAGCACCAATATTTTTGGTTCCATCGCTGTAGCTTTCCCCAATATAGCCCCAATCGTTGACCTGGCGGTCTCCGCTGTAGGTATCTCTGGTGTTGTAACCAAACCCATTTTGCAAGGTCTGCAAGGCTCCAATGGTGCCATTGGTGACAGGATTGCCTTGATATTTTTGGCTGGGATCCTTGTAGTAGTAACTGAAATAGTTGTACCACATGTTGCGGATCAAGTCTCCTTGATCGTCATTGAACACTATTTGCACTGGATTGTATTGTATTTTGCTTTGTACCAATCGTTTACGATTGTACTGATTCATTGTGTCAATGCTGACTGTGTAGGTTGGCAACTGTGCTGTCTTGACCATGAGTCCCACGCTGGCCACATCGCCATTGCCAAACACGTTTTGCAAGGCAGGAATCTGTCCAGTGTTGATGTTGAAGAAAACATGAAAAAGGAACTTGGTCCTGGGACTAAGTTCGTAGCCATTGGTACGGAATGTTTTAGACGCATGGGCATAATCTTTCAGCCCGTCGGGTGTAAAAAACCCTTGTAAAAAATCCTGGCCAAAGCTCATGCGCTTTAGCCTGTGGCTACGTCGCCGATGGTTCTTCCAATAACAGCACCAACTCCACTGCCGGCCGGAGTTTGAACTGCATTATCAAAGCGTATGGTCATGCTGATTGAAACCACTTCGCTGCTACCGTAGTCCATGCTGTTGTAGTTGACTTCGCTGAGATAGCAACCGTAGATCTCCCAAGTTTCTAATGCGATGGGTTCGTTGGCACCGTTGCCGCCGTCTAGAACTTCAAAGCGTGTAAGAAACTTGTAATCAATGCCAGAAGCAGCACTGCTTTGCTCCATGAAATCCAACTGCTTCTGTAGTTGCTCGCCAATCAACCTGCTGACTTGTCCGCCTGCATCATCACGAACTTGGCAAGTGAGATCGCCCCAACTGTGTTTGCCGGCCAACTTGATGGTGCTGTTGTAGATCGGAACATCGATGGCTTCAAAACTCACAGTCGGACGTGTGAAGTCCATGACTTGTTTGGTTAATTCTGTACGGGGTGTACTGACGCCAAGATTTTCAAATATCACTCTAAAGCGATACTTGAGCTTGGGCATTAATAAACCTTGGACTGGGCTACTTTGGTCACTTGCCAAAGGCACTGTCATTCTACTGAGCGATGAAACGGCCATTTGTTATCTCCTGTGTACTGTTATTTATGGTAGCTTGAGTCTGAAAAATCAGGGTGTTTGACGCCCCGATTGTTTCCTATTAGACCGCTTGCCCTGCAGCAATTTCCCCTGTGTTCTTGATACGAACCGGGATGTAGATAAACTCTACAGCCTTGACCGGTTCAATAGCAATGTCCACATATAGTTCGTTACGATCGATACGTGCTGGTGTGTTGTTGGTAAGATCACAAATCACCAAGTAGTCATAGATACCACGTTTGGCTACCAAATCAATCATCAAGCTATCAATAACATTTCTAATTTCATTGCGGGTGATCTGATCATTGGGTTCGAACAAGAACTGTTTGCCAATGACTTCCAAACGACCACGTATGAATGCTATCAAACGTGCCACGTTGATACGATCCAAGGCACTGGTCAATGTGGTAGTGGTCTTGTTACCAAAATTGGTAATACCCACTCCGGGTATGAAAGTGATAGGATTGATACTGTTTTCATACAAGGTATCACGTAGTCCTTGACGAACTCCTAGACTTTCAAATTCACCAGTGGCAGAATTAATATAACCAAGTTGTACCGCATTATCTGCGACTCCACGACGTGTTCCGGCAGGTGCTAACCATGGAAATGCTACTTCGTCGTTGCGGATGATTGTTCTAATCATCATATGGCTGGGTGGTTGTACCACTAGAGAACCAGTGGTATCAGTGGTCTGGCAACTTGGATAAAATACGCCAGCATACACATCTCGTGTTAAGAATCCGTCACCTGTGCCGAGTCCCAGTCCATCGTTGTTGCTGGCCCAGGGCAAAATATCTTCAGGGGCCAGGCGCAACGGTGTGTCTGATATGACAAATGCTGTGTTGTTGCGTTCGTTGTTGAGTGCCACCAGGTTAGGCAACAATTCTGGGTACTGTGGACAACTGATCAAGTTATAGACCAATTGCTCTTCTCTTGCAGTGGTACTGGTATCAATACCAGCTCTGAGAGCTTGAACAATCTGTATACGTTGTGATTGGCGGCCCATGTATGGGCTACCGTCAGTCTTGGTTGGATTTTGTGTGACCCAAGCATTGGTTTGTGCAGGCAATGTGGTATCAGGATAATCTGTTGCATTGAAATAATCAACCTGGAATGCCTTTACATTGAATCCACTGCGACGTGTGTTCCACAACAGGGTTCCCTGTGGATACAAGCTAGGATCTGGAGCATCAAGATCCAGATAGTTACTGGTCAACAAGCTCACTACAGTTGGAATAGGATCACTGATAGGATTGGTTGTACCATTTGGGGCCCAGCGTGCATCTGCAAACAAGATTCCGCTTTGTGTGGTTTGATCAGTGTTGTCAATCAACAGCCATTGATCTACTCCATCCACACTGCTCCAACGACTGATCACTGGATAATTTTCCAAATCGCCGGTGTTGATCCAAAGGTCACCATAGGCCAGGGGACTTTGACTTTCGTTGGTCTGTGTCAGCGGAGCTGTTGTACTAAAAATTGGTCCTGTGGCATTGGTATCACTGAGATCGTATCCACGTACATCGTTTGTAACGTTTTGATAACCTTGCCAGATGCCATCATCTTGGATCATGATATCTGCACTGCCTGTGGTGGCTGCACTGTAATACCATTGACGTCCGTTGGCTGGGTCTTGGTCTGGTGCAGTAGCACTGGCAGTATAGGTAAATGTTGGAGTTCCAACCCAATTGCTCAATACCACTCCAGAGGCAGCACCATTGACATAGTTGGTTTTTACTCCACGAACTGCGGTAGTAAATCCGGCTGTGGTGATAGGAGTGCCAAGGGTGTTGATCAACTGTATGCTGCCGCCCTGGCCGTGTTCAATTACTATAGAACCGTCACTAGCAATTGTAGCAACAACATCAGGTACTGCGGCTGCGCTTACTGCAGAGACAAAGTCAGCTGCTGTGGTTCCTGCCAGGGTTGCAGTTACTGGTGTGGAAAACGTCACCTCAGAAGTTGGTTGCACTCCAGCTTGTGAAGCTGCAATTGTAAATGTGTTACCCGATACAAACGGACCAGGTGTACTATCGGCTCCAGTAATTATAGTAGAGCCTGTTGCAAATCTTTCATAGATAGTAAAACTGCTGGTACTGTTGGCCAAAACATCTACCTCGCCATAGGTTGCGCCAGCCGGAATGTTGCTGCCGCCGCCACTGGGATCTAGTCCATAATTAGCATAGGCATCATTGAAATAAACCGGACAGTTTTGTTGAACAAACGTACCAAGTGTGCTGTTGAATTTTTTCACCACAAGATTGGTTCCTAAATTCACATTGTTGATTTTCTGCCAGATTGATCCAGTAGGACGTGGACTGGTTTGTGTAGAGCCCCAACGTGGAGCATTAAAGCTGTATTGGGCCAGATAATCTGGAGCTAGATATTCATCAGGATTAATACCCAAAGCGGCCAATGGATTTCCATTTTGATTTGCAATTGACACAATACCTTCACCTGCGGTACTGCCATCATTGGTAGCTGTGCTGTCAGCATAAAGTTGTAGACGACCGCCGATCACTGCGGAATACACTCCAGTGATACTGGCTGAATTGATAGCATTGCTGAGTCCATCAACAGTGTTGTTTGGGGCAATAGGAACAGATATAGGAGTATCATTGATCGTGATACTGTTTCCTGCTGTCAGGTTGGTGGGTGCCAAAGTGCCTTGCACTGTGGGCCAAGCTGTTTTCCAGTCATCGGTACCAACCAATACCCAGGTGTTGTATAAATCGCCCAGGGTCACGTCGCTGGTTTCTGTGGGGTATATAGGACCTCCACGCTTGTAGTAAATAGGATTTTGAATGCTGGTAGTCACAACTGCATAGTTGCCTATGCTACCAATACTTTGCAATGGTACTGTGCTGGCAGGTTCTAACTCAGCATTATCGGTGATCACTCCTGGAACCTGGTTTGCAAAAGCACCGGTTACCTGATTCCATTGAAAAATTCCCCAGGCAGTGGTGGCAGTATCTAACCAGTATGTTCCATCGTCGGGATTTCCAGTTGGGCGGACCAGGGTGGCTGTGAGTTCAGCCAAATCAATATCCACACGTTGTATATAACAACGGTTGGATACACCCAGCGCACTGAAAGCAGCCAACAAACCATATTCGTTGAGTTCGTAGCCATTGATAGGTGTACCAGCAGTGGTTTTGTAAAAGAAGGGATTGCCATACGTGGCCAATAGATCCCGCTGGCTGGACATGAGTTTGACTTTGTTGGCTTCAGAAGCCAAAGTACCAGCTGCCACGCCAACTCCAGCGCCGCTGAATTTGTTTTGTGCTGTGGCCAATAAAATATAAGGTACCGAATTGGTAGCGGAAGGGATATACTGACTTTCGTCAATGATTGTGACTTCTACGCCTGGGGATATTAGTGCCATGGTAATTCCTTTTTCTAGTTAAAGATATTTATGGAAAAAGGCAAAAACAAGGCGTGATTGCTTCCCTACCCAGTAGGGCTAAGGGTAAATATACCCATGAGACCCATGTGTATGGCCTGCAATCAACGAGTTAGAGCTGTGGCTTACCACCGTGCTGATCGTATACAGTATCGACGTTTGTGTGAGCCCTGTATCAGGCGAGGTCGCAGACTCAAGCCAGTTGATCCCAGATGGAAAACAGCAGGTTACAAGAAAAAAGCCACCTGCGATCGCTGTGGCTTTCGTGCAAAATATTCTGTACAACTGTTGGTTTATCACATGGACGGCAATCTCAACAACAACACACTACGCAATTTAAAAACTGTGTGTCAAAACTGCGTGATAGAAATTGCTAAGAATGATCTGCCGTGGAGACCTGGAGATCTTGAACCAGATCGTTGAGCTGTGCGTAAAGATGATCCATGGTGGTATTGTTGTCAACGACAGCATCAAACGCAGTGCCAATCCAGGCCCATTCTGAACGGTGCACATTTTGTGCCAGCATATAAGACATAGCAGATTGCACCTGTTGATTTGCAGCTACGGCCGATTCATACCACTCAGGATCGGGCCCACGATGCACACGCACCACAACACCGCCGGCACATTTGATAGCATCAATTTCGTTGGGAAATCTGCAGTCTGATATGACCACGTCGTCAGTGGTTTTACGCAGTTTGTTATCCAAACTGGCTATCCAAGTGTCGTCATGAAATCCTCGACGCACCACTTCTGTGCCCCAGTATTGTAACATCCATCTTGGAGTCAAATCAGG